GAAGCCTTCCTGAAGAAAATCGGGCAGGTTAGCACACCAGCACCAAAGCCAGCACCTACTAAGAAAGACGAGGAATAATCCTAATGGCTGTATTTCTAAACAATCTGGTCGGCGTTAAGATTAACTCTGTTGATCTTAGCGACCATGTAACAGCAGTAACAATCAATCGTTCATTTGATGAACTAGAAGTAACTGCAATGGGTGACACAGCTCACAAGTTTGTAAAGGGCTTGGAAGCATCATCTGTCACTATTGACTTCCTTAATGACACAGCTTCAGCGAATGTCCTTGCGACACTTCAAGCTGCATGGGGAACAACAGTCACAGCTGTATTCCTACAGACTAAGGGAACAGCAGTTTCTGCTACTAACCCTCTATACACTGTTTCATTGCTAGTTAATAACACAACAGACATCAATGGTGCTGTTGGCGATATTGGCACACAGTCAATTACATTCACTGCTAACTCAACAGTTGCAGTGGCTACAACAGGCACATTCTAAACAATTAAACAAAGGGGCTAAACATGGCAAAACTTAAGATAGTTCGTACAGATGGAAGCGTAGTTGAGGGTGAGATTACTCCAGCAGTGGAGTATGCATTCGAGCAATTCGCTAAAAAGGGTTTTCATAAGGCTTTTCGTGATGACGAGAAGCAGTCGGATGTCTATTGGATTGCATGGGAAGTTCTACGCCGTTCAGGTGAGACGGTTAAGCCTTACGGGATTGACTTCATTGAAACGCTTAAGAGCGTTGAGGTGCTTGACTCAGACCCTTTGTCTTAAAGCGCGATCTCCCATTCACTTACCTCATTGCTAGGCTAAGCATAAGGTTGGGGATTGCGCCACAACAGTTATTAGAGTTAGACCAAGCAATGCTCCAAGCCTTGCTGCAAGGTCTTAAAGATGAAGCAAAGGAGATTCAAGATGCCAGTAAGCGTTAAAGGCGCAGTTGAACTCCGTAAGGCTCTACGCACCTATACGCCCGATTTGGCTAAGCAGATGCCAAAAGAGATTGCAACGGCCATAAAACCCGTTGTGAAGGTCGCTAAAGGATATCTGCCAGACAACGGTTCAATCCTTAGCGGATGGCGCACACGGGAGAACTACACTGGCAAGTTTCCACTCTATGATGCCAGCACAGCTAGACGAGGCATTTCATACAAGACCACTCCATCTAAGCCAAACTCCAGAGGCTTTAGATCATTAGCGCGTTTATTTAATAAATCCGCAGCTGGTGCTATTTATGAGACTATGGGTCGTAAGACACCTTCCAGTCGCTTTGTCCAGAATCAAAACAATAAATCTGCTGGGGAATTCAAAGGTCAAGACAAAGAGCGCGGGCGCGTTCTCTTTCGTGCATACAATGAAGATCGTGGCGCAGCTCAAGATGGTGTCCTAAGAGCCATTGAAAAGGCTAACTCTAACTTTAAGAAGGCAACTGCATGAGCATTATTATTGATGTCGCAGCCGAATTCACTGGCAAGAAAGCCTTTAAGCAAGCAGAAACCGCTACAGATAAACTTACTAAATCTGCTAAAAGTCTAGGCAAAACTCTTGGAATTAGTTTAGGTACTGCTGCCATTCTTGGTTATGCGAAGGCTTCCGTTAAGGCAGCAGCCGATGATCAGAAGGCTCAAAAGCAATTAGCCCTAGCTCTCAAGAATGTTGGCTTAGCTAGAGATGCCGCTTCTGCTGAATCATTTATCCAAAGACTTCAATCCGAGTTTGGCATAGTTGATGATAAGTTGCGCCCTGCTTATCAAAAGTTAGCAATAGCCACGCATGACACATTAGAAACTCAAAAACTATTAAATCTATCTTTAGACATAAGTGCTGCTACTGGCAAGGATTTAGAATCCGTAACAAGTGCATTGAGCAAGGCTTATTTAGGATCTAACACAGCATTGTCTAAATTGGGTGTTGGCATATCTAAAGCAGACCTTAAGACTAAATCTTTTGACGATATCACCAGTCAATTAGCAACCACCTTCAAGGGAGCAGCTACTGAGTCTGCAAACACATTTGCTGGATCAATCGCTAAATTAGGTGTCGCCTCACAAAATGTTAAAGAAATTATTGGTACAGGCATTATTGATGCCCTTAAAACACTCGGTGAAGATACTTCAGTTTCAAACTTGGCCAGTGATATGGAATCCGTTGCAACTTCGGTTGCCGATGCAATTCGTGGCATTGGAATCTTATTAGGAGAATTAAAAAAGATTCCTGGTATTGGAGCTGTAGGAAATATACTTGGATTTCTCTACAAAGCATCTCCAGTAGGAATGCTTGCAGATTTAGGCGCTCAGGCTCGCCGTAAGTCAGAAGTTGCTGCTCAAAAGAATCCAATTCAATCTGGCAGTTATCTAAACAATACATCGGTTAAAACACAGAAAGATATTCTCAAGGTATCTAAAGACAGTCTTAAACTGGCTAAAGCCAAAGCAATCTTTGACCTACAGAAGATTCAGATTGAAGCAGCCCTCAAGGGTAAGCTGACAGACGAGGAAAGAATCCGTCTCAAGTTGATGCAGGCTATTGCTGATGAAAATGTCTCTGCTATTGAGAAATATACAAAGGCTCTCGATGATGCTCAGGCTAAGACCAAAGCATTGCAGGCTGACCTAGATGCTCTCAAGGCTTCACAGATTCCTAATCCTTTTGCAGACTGGTCTCTGACTCCTTTAGAGGAGCAGTTGAAGTGGCTTGATGGGTACCTCACTAGCTTTGTAGGCAATGCAGCTTCTGCTTTTGCCACATTAAGCGAAGCGCAAAAGAATCTACTTGGTGGCTATGTGCCATTCGTAGGATCAACACCAGAAGCAGCTAAAACAGGTTTAACTACTCCAACTCCTGCCGTACCATCTGCTGCACCCATTGGTGAGTCTGTTGGATTCAATAACCACTCGGGCGGCATAGGTGGCTTTGGTGGCCAAAAAGCCCTATCTATCAATGTCAATGTAGGCGGCTCAGTTATCTCTGAGGGTGACTTAATTAACTCTATTACCAATGCCATTTACCAGCAACAGAAGAATGGCAAGGCAATCACCTATAACGGGACTGTTATTTAATGGCTTACCCTCAGTTATTTGTCTATCTTGACCAATCAGCAGGACAAATCTTTAGCGCAGCCTCTGCTGTTGATATTAGTGCCTATGTCATAGAGGTTCAGACTAAGCGCGGTAGAACTCGCCTGCTCAATGACTTTGAAGCTGGCACTGCCACAATTACTCTCCGAGACGATACTGGCTACTTCAACCCAGTCAATACATCATCGCCCTATTATCCGCTTTTGCCCATGCAGAAGATACAGATACAAGTTCAAGCTAATGTTGATTTTTCTCCAACTGCTATCTGGACTGGCTACCTCAACATAGTCAATACTTCTTTCTCTCAAGGTATTGCTAGCGTTGATCGTGTGACATTCCAATGCACAGATGCTTTTAGACTCCTTAACAACAATGTCATTACAACTGTGACTGGTGGCGTGGCTCAGGTCTCTGGAGTACGCATCAATAAGATTCTTGACCAGATTGGCTACCCAGACACTTATCTAGCTAGAGACATTACAACTACCTCAGGCTCAACTTTACAAGCAGACTCAGGGGCATCGCGCCAAGTCTTAGATGCTATCCGCACAGTTCAAGATTCTGAGCAAGGCGCTTTCTATGTTGATGCAAAAGGTACTTTGATTTTCAAAGACAGGCTTGGCGTTATCAGCGCAGCTAAAGCAGACTTCTACCGCACTTATGATGACAATGACTACATGAATGCTCAAGTGCGCTTCGATGATGACATTCTTATCAATAATGTGACTGTGACTACAAGTGGCGGAACTGCTCAGACTTCCTCAAACGCAACTTCTATCACTCGCTATTTCCAGCGCAATGGCTCAAGAAGTGTCATAGTCCAGACCGATGCAGAATCTCTCTATATTGCTAAAACCCTTTGCAATGTCCTGAGTGATGTCAGCCCACGCATCGACTCAGTGACCATGAGTCTTGTTTATACTGATTTAACTATTTCTCAGCAATTCTTAGTAACCGCTGAACTCATGCGCAATATAACCCTTACCAAAGCAATGCCGGGTGGGGGTTCAATAACTGTCTATGACATCATTGCAGGCATTGGTTGGAACATTCGGGATAACCGATTTGATGTTACTTATTACACGCAAGAAAGCATTGTAACGGCTTTTGTATTAGATGATCTAAATATGGGTCGTTTAGACTATAATGGATTAGGACTCTAGGGGGAACAATGGCAACAGGCTATCCAGTTAAACAGAACTTCGCAGCGGGTGATATTCTCACCGCTACCCAGATGAATGACCTCTCTGGAACTGTCAATTTTGCTGTTAGTGCTACTCCTACTACTGGCACTCAGATGGCTGGCAAAAATAAGTTAATCAATGGTGACTGCACAATCAATCAAAGAAGTTTTACATCTTCAACAACTACCGGAACTTATGGTTTTGATCGCCAATACTTTACAACAAGCGATGGCACGGTTACATATTCTGCACAAACTTTTACACCCGGAACTGCACCAGTAACGGGATATGAAGCTAAAAATTATGCAAGAATTGTTACAACTGGTCAAACGCTTACAACTGCCTTTTCTCGTTACCGCCATTCGGTAGAAAATGTGCGTAACTATGCTGCCCAAACTACTACATTTTCATTTTGGGCTAAGGCAGCAACTGGAACTCCAAAAATTGCTGTTGAATTAACTCAATCATTTGGAACAGGTGGCAGTCCATCAGGCAATGCAAATCTTTATATTGCACAGGTGACACTTTCAACATCGTGGGCTCGTTATTCAGTCACAGTGAATGTGCCTTCAATCAGCGGCAAAACTATTGGCACAACGGATAACACTTCACAACTTTGGTGTGAAATGTGGCTATCAGCTGGAAGTTCTTTTGATGCTCGAACTGGTACTTTAGGCATACAATCTAATACTTTTGATATGTGGGGTTTTCAATGGGAACCGGGCAGCACTGCAACTGCATTCCAGACTGCAAGCGGAAGCCCACAAGCTGAATTGGCTATGTGCCAAAGGTATTACCAACTAAGTGATTTTTACATTGAAGGATATAACATTATTGGTGGAACAACTGGCCAGCAATCTTATTGGAAAGTTAATACTAGAACAACTCCAACTATTGCTTTTACTACTGCTCCCACTCTCAACAATGTATCTTCTTACAATGTAATTAGATTAACTGCTTTTGGTGGTCAGGCTTATATTATCAACACGGCACTTGGCGGGGCTTACGGCTTCAGCGGAGTTTATTCAGTATCGGCGGAACTATAATGACAGTCATATACTCTAAAAAAACAATTCAAGACTGGGATTACATTGAGAGAATCAATGAAGATAAATCCGTTTCTGTTATTCCCA